AGTTCGTGCCGCACGGGCCGGAAGATGAGGCCCTGTCTGAGCAGATGACGGACTATGTCCAGTACCTGCTCGATGCGGACGGCAACTCCTGGTTCACCACGCTGCACGACGCTGTCCATGACGGGCTGCTGAAGCGGGTCGGCATCATCAAGTGGTGGTGGGACATCCGCAAGACGGTGACGGAGCAGACCTATACGGGGCTCGACCCCGTATCGGAGGCGCAGCTCAGCTCCGAGCCCGATATCGAGATTCTGGAGCGCATCGAGACTGCGGCGACTGGAGAACCCGGGGGGGAGGGCATGGCCCCACCGGTGGCCGCGGCGGGTCTACCCGCTGCGCCCGGTGGCGCACCCGCCGAGGTTCCGGGGATCCCTCCGGCGGGTGCGCCCCAACCCGGGATGCCGCTTGACCCGTTCTCCGTGCTGGTGGACCTGCGGGTTCGGCGCACCACGCGCCGCGGGGTTCTGCGGATGATGCCGGTGCCGCCGGAGGAGTTCATCCTTGCCCGCGATGCGCGGGATGTGCAGACGGCGACCTATTGCGCGCACCGGAGCATGGAGCGGGTCTCCGACCTGGTGGCGAAGGGTGCCGGTGACCTCGAGACGTTGGCGGATCACGCCACCTCCGACACCGACTTCTCGCTGAATGATGAAGCGACGCAGCGCAATCCGCCGCGCGGCTTGCCGAGCGACCAGCCGAGCCATGACAAGAGCTCCTGGCGGGTCCTCTATGTCGAGCACTTCATCCGATTCGACGGAGACGGGGACGGCATCGCCGAACTGCACAGGGTCTGCACAGCCGGCGACGACTGCGACCTGCTGATCAGCGATGAGGTCGTCTCGGAAGTGCCGATGGCGATCGGCAGTCCAATCCGGGAACCGCATCGCGCGATCGGCTCCTCTGTCGCCGATCAGACCCTGGATCTGCAGGACCTGAAGACCGGCATCCTGCGCGGCGTCATGGATAGCCTGGCAGAATCGATCGACCCAAAGCTCGGCGTCGTCGAAAGCCAGGTGAACCTGGACGACGTGACGAACAACGAGCGCGGCGCCATCATCCGGATGAAGCAGCCGGGCGCCGTCCAACCGCTGGCGATGCCCTTCGTCGGCGCCGCGGCGCTGCCGGTGCTGGCCTATGTCGACGACATCAAGGCGCAACGTACCGGCGTCACCCGTGCCTCTCAGGGCCTGGATCCGGAGGTCCTGCAGTCCACCACGAAGGCCGCGGTGCAGAGCACCATCGAGGGATCGCAAGAGCGCGTCGAGATGATCGCGCGGACCCTGGCCGATACGCTGGTGCGCCAGGTGTTCCGCGGCGTGCTGCGGGCGCTTGTCCAGCATCAGGACCGGCCGCGGATGGTCCGGCTCCGTGGGGCCTGGGTCCAAATCGACCCCCGCTATTGGGATACCGAGATGGATATCTCGGTGAACGTGGCGCTTGGCCGTGGGCCGGGCAGCCAGCGCATGCAGTTCCTCATGCTGATGCTCCAGCAGCAGCAGCAGATCCTCACCACCATCGGCCCCGACAACCCGCTGGTCACCATCCGCCAGTTCCGCGCGACACTCGCGGAGATCGCGCACCTGGGCGGCTATCGCGATGCCGATCGGTTCTTCCTGAACCCCACCGCCCAGGACGAAGCGCGCTTCAAGGCGCAGGCTCAGCAGGCGAAGGCGCAGGGCGTCCAGGATCCCGGCGCCGCGCTGGCACAAGCACAAGCGCAGGCGGCACAGATCCAGGCGCAGGCGAAGATGCAGGCGACGATGATCGACGCCCAGGTGAAGCAGGACAGCCAGCGCCTGGAGGCCTGGAAGGCGCAGGCCGCCGATGACCGGGAGCGCGAACGGCTGGACGCTGAGATCATGCTGCGCGCCGCCGAGATCCAGGCGAAGTACGGCGCCCAGGTCGATACCGCGGCCATCCGTGCGGCGGTTGACCGCGACCGGCACGCGATGAGCGCCGCCGTCCAGGCCCGTGGCCAGGATGTGCAGGCGCAACAGCCCCAGCCGCAGGGACCAATGCAATGAAGGGCCTTCTCGACGCTCCGTCCGGGCATGCGGTCGCGCCGCGCCGCACGCGGGTCCGCGGCACGCCCCACCATCTCGCCTACATCAATGCGGACGAGCATGCGCTGCTGCGCCGGCGCGGCGGTGGCGTCACCGACGACGGCGGCCAGCTACTCGGCCCGGCCGGCGTGCCCGCTTACGACGGTGGCGGCTCTGGCGATGGCGGCGGAGACGGCGGCAGTGGTGCCGGTGGCGCGGGCGATGGTGCCGGTGGCGATGGGGGTGGCGATGGCGGTGTCGGCGACCGGAACTACATCGGGCCGGTCGTAGACGAAGCCGCGGCACGCGCCGCCGCCGAAGCGAAGGCTGCGCTGCTCGCCCGCCTGTCGGCGCCGATCGATCAGACGCAGCGCAGCTTCGTCGCGGGCGGTACGCCGGGCGCGCCGGCAGGACCGGTGCCGTCCTACAACTACGGCTCCTTCACTGCGGCGCCGCCAGTAATTGGCGCCATGCAGCCTCTGCCAGCGCCGGCGCAGCAGCAGGGCGCCCCGCCGGCCACCCCTGGACAGATGCCGCCGGTGCCGAACGTCGGCCTGCCGAGCTATGCGCCGCCGGCCTTCGGGATGCAGCCGGACACGCTGGCGCGGCTGCGCCAGGTCGGCGTGCTGCCCGATCCCGGCGCGATGGCGGGATACCCGACGTTCAGCGGCTTGCTCGGGCGGATGCGCTGATGGCCCGCGACCCGGCTGCGATCGTCTCAGATGCCGAGCAGGCCGCGCAGCAGGCGAGGGCGCTGCTCGACCAACCCGCGCTGCAGCGCGCGTTCGCCGCGGCCGAGGCCGCGTATCTCACGCGGATCCGTCAGTCTGACCCGGTCACTGGGAAGGATGAGCGGGAGACGAATTTCATGTTGCTGCACGCGCTCGATGCGCTGCGCGCCGATCTGACGGCAACGGCATCCGGTGGCGCGATTGCGCGACGGAACTTTCGTTCTTCATTGAACTCGAACGGCAGGAGCTGATATGCCTCCCGAGAACGCAGCGACCATCGACACGCCTCAAGGCACCGATGTCGCGACCGCGGCTTCCAACATCGCCGACATCCTGACCCGCGAAGGCGGGCACCCAGAGAAGCAGGCGCGTCCGAAGCCGGAGGCCGAGGCGGTTGATGCCGAGGCGCAGCAAGAGTCCAACGCCGAAGGCGAGACGCAGATCGATGTTGAGGAGCCCGATGAGGGCGCCGAGGCGGAGGTCGAGCCTGAAGAAGCGGACCCGGCTGAAACCGAAGAAGACAGCACGGAACCTGACCCCGAGAAGACGCTCGTCACCGTCCAGATTGGCGACAAGACAGAGCGGCTTCCCCTGGCGGAAGTGACGAAGGGCTATCTTCGGCAGGCCGACTACACGCGGAAGACGCAGGAGCTAGCCAAAGAGCGCGAGACGTTCACTGGCGACGCGAATGCGGTGCGGCAGGAACGCCTTCAATACGCGCAGCTCCTCCCGGCTCTCGCCTACCAGATCCAGCAGTCGCAGGGTCCGGAGCCGGATTGGCAGCGCCTGAAGGACGAAGACCCGATCGGCTACGTGCTGAAGCGCGAGGAATGGCGGGATCGCCAGCAGCGCGTGGATGCAGCCCGGCAGGAGTATGAGCGGGTGCGTGTGAGCGAGGCCGAAGTCGCCTCGCAGGCAGGCGCTGCGCACCTCCAGCAGGAAGGCGAAAAGCTCCTCGAGGCCATGCCGGCCTGGAAGGACAAAGATCGCCGGAACGCCGATCGGACGCGGGTGCGTGACTATGGCCGCAAGCTCGGCTGGTCCGAGGACGAACTGTCCTCCGTGACCGATCACCGGGCTGTCGTCGTCCTCTACAAGGCGATGAAATACGACGAGGCCGTAGCAAGGCGCCTGTCTCCCCAGCCGCCGGCGCCACGGGGCCCCTCGCCGCAGCCCAGCGCTGCGCGCACCCCGCCGTCTCGCCAGGTCACGGACCTGACGCGTTCCAAGCAGCGTCTGGCGAAAACCCACAGCCTTCGGGACGCAAAGGCCGTCATCGAAGGGCTGCTGTAAAGGAGACAGGCCGTGGCCAAGGTCACGAATGCATTCACCACCTACGGTGCGAAGGGTAATCGCGAGGACCTCGCGAATGCCATCTACAACATCGACCCCTCCGACCGCCCCTTCATGACCGCGATCGGCACACGGAATGCCACGAACGTGCAGTTCGACTGGCAGACCGAGAGCCTGCCGGCGGTGAACAAGGCCAACAAGAAGGAGGAAGGCTTCGAGCTGACGCGCTCGGCCTCCACCCCCACCGTCCGGCAGAACAATGTCTGCCAGATCTCGACGCGGGACGCGACCGTCGCCGCCTCGCAGGAAGCGGCCGATGCCGCCGGCAAGCGCGGCGAAATGGCGCACCAGATCGCGCTCACCGGCAAGGCGCTGCTGCGCGATATGGAGAGCATCTTGGCCGGCGAGCAGGCCCGGAATAACGGTGACGACACCACGCCGACCGCGCGTGCGACCCGTGCCTTCGAGCACTGGCTGACCACGAACGTCAGCTACGGCGCGACCGGCGCGAACCCGGCCTCGGCCACGGCTGCGATCACCGATGGCACGCTGCGGAGCTTCACCGAGGACCTGCTGGGTGACAGCATCCAGGTCGCCTACCAGAACGGCGCCGAGCCCTCGCTGCTGATGATGGGCCCCTATGCCAAGCGCGTCTTCTCGAAGTTCGCCGGCCGCGCCAACAGCCGGGTGAAGATCGGATGAGATCGTCGCCGCGGCGGATTTCTACCTGTCCGACTTCGGCGAGCTGAAGGCGGTGCCGTCGCGCTGGCAGCGGCCGCGCACCGTGTTCGGTGTCGATCCCGAGTACGCGAAGGTCGCCTATTACCGGCGGCTGAAGAAGGAGGACATCGCGAAGATCGGCGATGCCGAGACCAAGATGCTCGTGACCGAATACGGGCTCGAGGTCTCGAACGAGAAGGCGCACTTCAAGATCGCCGACGTGGCGACGCAGGCTTCCGAAGAGCCCGATCCGGGCTGATCCCGGTGGGCAGAGGGCGGCGGGTTTCGGCCCGTCGCCATCCTATCTCGGCAGAGGACAGCATGGCGACGCAGCAGCACATCTATGACCAGCACGGCGGCATCGTTCGCACGCTGATCTGGAACCCGGCTGAGACCGAGAGCCGGCAGGGTGGCGCCATGCATTTCGTCACCCGGCAGGAATGCGACGGCATCGTCGCCGCGAACCGCCGGGATGCGGAGGTGGATCAGCGCGGGCGGCAGTTCAGGCTGGCGGCCCGCGTGCCGCTCGCGGTGGTCGATCGCGCCATCCGCGAAGGCTGGATGAACGACAAGGCCGCCTGGCGGCGTTGGCTCAATGACGGCGACAACCGCGCCTTCCGCGTCGCCGGCGGGAGGGTCTGATGGCGCTGGCCACCTATGCCGACCTGCAGGAGAGCATCGCCGGATGGCTGAACCGCCGCGACCTGGCCGCGCGGATCCCGGACTTCATCCGCCTGGCCGAAGACGACATCAACGGCAAGCTGCGCGACCGGCGCATGCATCGCTATGTCGACGCGCTGATCGGCGACCAGCCCGTCGCGCAGCCGGAGGACTGGCTGGAGGCGGTGCGGCTGAACATCCAGGGCCGGCACACGCCGCTGACCCTCACGACGATGGATCGCATCCAGGCAATGCGCGGCGCGTGCCGGACGCCCTATGAGGTGATCCCCGCCGATGGCGGCGCCGTCACCGGCTGGCCGGAGTACTTCGCCATCGCCGGCACCGTGATCGAGTTCCACCCGCTGCCTTCGGCGCCGGTCATCATCGACATGGTCTATTACCAGAAGGTGCCGCGGCTAAGCGATGCCGCGCCCACGAATTGGCTCCTGGCCGAGGACGCCGCGATCTACCTCTACGGGTCGCTGGCGCAGGCGGAGCCCTACCTGAAGAACGACGAGCGGCTGGCCACATGGGCCGGCCTCTACGGTGATCGCATCAACGGCCGCAATGCAGCGTCGGAGGTCGCGCAGTTCAGCGGCGGCCCGCTGCGGCGCGTCCGCAGGGGGTTCCGCTGATGCCCGGCTTCACGAACTACCTGGAAGAGAAGCTGATCCGGCACACCTTCGGCGGCGCGGCCTTCACGCAGCCGGCAGGCCGCTGGGTCGGGCTGTTCACCGCGGCGCCCGGGGAGACCGGCGGCGGAACCGAGGTGTCGGGCGTGAACTACGCGCGCCAGGCGGTGCCGATGAGCTTCGCGCTTGATGGCACCTCCGGCCGCTGGACGGCCAGCAACACGGGCACTGTGCTGTTCCCGGTGGCCGGCACCGGCGGCTGGGGCACGGTCACCTGGTTCGCGCTGTTCGATGCGGTGACCGGCGGCAACATGCTGGCCTATGCGCAGCTCACCGATCCGGCCGACAACATCACGCCGATGCCGAAGACGGTCGATTACGGCGACGCGATGCGCTTCGAGCCGGCGGCGCTCGTGGTGGCGCTGGACTGATGCCCGTCACCGGCAAAACCCGCCCCTTCGGCGCCGGGCCGTTCGGCTTCGCGGCCTATGGCACATGGCGCCGGGAGACCGGGTCCGGCGTGGTGGCGGCGCAGAGCGCGGCTGCCGGTGGCGCGACGAACCCGAAGGCCGGCAGCGGCATTACCGCGGCGACGAGTGCGGCGATCGGCGGAGCGAGGCGGGATCGGCTCAGCGGCGCAATCGCCATCGCCGCCAGCTACGCGCGCGGTGCCGGTGCGCGTGATGGCGCACGCACTGGGCAGGCGCTCGCACAGAGCGACACGGCCGGCGCGCTGCATGCGATCCGCGGGGGCTTCGGCCTCGCCGCTGGCCAGAGCTTCGCGCGCGGCCGCCTGCGCCTGCTGTGGGACCGGCCGGATGACCCGCCGGAGGTGCCGCTGTGGGGGCCAACCGCGCCCGGCAGCAGCGGCCCGTGGCAACCCATCCCTATGCCCGGCGCGCCGATCTGGCACCCGCAGCAGCCCGCGGAGACCTGAGCCATGGCCGACGCCTTTACCCCGACGCTCAATCTCACGAAGCCCGAGATCAACCAGAGCATCAACACCTGGGGCAACAAGCTGAACGGCGATATGGACTTGGTCGACGCCGAGGCCGCGGCGGTGCGCGGCCGGCTGGATGCCGTGGAAGACCGCCTGGATGCGGCGGAGCCGTTCCTGGTGCCGGCGGGGCTGATCGCCATGTGGAAGGGCGCGGAGAACGTGGTGCCGACCGGCTGGGCGCTCTGCGACGGCACGAATGGTACGCCGAACCTGCGGGACAAGTTCATCTCGGCGGCCGGGCCGACGCGGGCGGCTGGTTCGTCCAGCGGCGCGAATAGCGCAACGGCCAACACGACCGCGGTAGGGGCGCACAGCCACGGCGGCGGCACCGGTGCGACCGGGCTCACCGAGGCGCAAATGCCGTCACACCAGCACGGCGGCGCTACCGACGCGCAGGGGTTCCATGATCATGCGCTCCCGCTGAGCGTGGCGGCCTACGGTCTCGCCGGCGGCAATGGCGGCCTTACCGCGCTCACCGGTCTCAACGGCTCCATCCGCACCGAGGGCTCCGGCAATCACGCGCACGGCATCGTCACGGATTTTCGCGGCAGCGGCCAGGGCCACGCGCACTCGATCGCGGCCGATGGCGGACATGCGCACAGCGTGACGGTGGCGACGGTGCCCATTTATTTCGCGCTGGCCTTCATCATGAAGCTGGCGGCGCCATGAGCACCACCACCCCCAATCTCGGCCTGACCAAGCCCGCCCCCGGCGGCGATGACGACGCCTGGGCGCCGATGCTCAACGGCAACGCGGATATCCTGGACACGCAGGTGCAGGTGGCCCTCACTGCAGCCGCGGCCGCTCTTACCAATGCGGCGTCGGCGAATTCGAATGCGAATACGCGCCTGCTCGCCTCCTTGGTGTCATCCTTCGCGCTCACGCTGCTGGATGACACGAGCGCCAGCACGGCCCGCGCGACCCTCGGTGCCCTGGCCTCCACCGCCATCTCCTCCTTCGGCCTCACCCTGGTCGACGACACGAGCGCGGCGGCGGCGCGCGCCACGCTCGGCGCGCCGGCATTGCCTCAGGGGGTCGGTGGTGCCGGGCAGTGGGTGTCGCTCCAGCCCGGAAATAACGGCCCTCTCACGATCCCCGGCGGCGGCACCTGGGCCTGGTGGGTGATGCTCGTCAACGTGAACCTGGGCGTCGCCGGCTTCAATGCTGGGGTGAGTGCCGGAGGAACTCAGGTGATCCCTGCGCCCGGTGTCGGGAACCAACTGCTGGCCGTCGCATGGAGGTTCGTATGAGCGAGACCGCGGCACCTCCGGCCTGGACGCTGGAGCACCGGCGCGACGACGGCAGCTTCGTCATCACCCTGGGTGGGCTGCCGTACCAGGTGCTGCCGGAGGACCCGCTGTACCCGGAGGTTGCCGCCGCTGCCGAGGGTGTCGATCTGCCGCCGGAGGCGCCACCGATCGCCTTCCCGGCGCCGCCGCCGACGCTCACGGCGCGCCAGCTCCGGCTGTGGCTGCTCTCGCGCGGCATCGCGCTCGCCGCGGTCGACGCCGCGATCGGAGCGTTGCCGGAACCGCAGCGCTCCATGGCGCAGGTGGACTGGCAGTTCGCAACGCTGTTCGAGCGCGCGAACCCCTTGATCGACCAGCTCGGCGCCGCGCTCGGGCTGACGCCGGCTGAGATCGACCAGGGATATCAGGATGCGCGGGAACAATGGCCATGAGCGACGACAGCGTGATGGCGATGGCGGCGCCCGGCCGGCCGCCGGACCCGGGCGAGGGGCGCCGCAAGGCGATGATCCAGCGCCTGCAGATCCTCCTCTACTCGATCGGCATCATCGGCGGGCTCGGATCGGGCGCGCTGCTGGTGATCAGCTACATCTCCGAGCAGCGCGCGTTGACAACCTCCGTCGCCGCGATGCGCACCGAGGTGTCCAGCATCGCGGAGGATGTCCGCGCCGTGCGGGGCAACTACCCCCTCCTCGAGCAGCGTGTGACCGGGCTCGAAACCCGCCAGACCACCGCGGCTGCCCGAGAGACCGCCCAGGATGAGCGGATCGGCATCATCGACCGCACGCTGGCCGGCACGATCGCGCGCCTGGACGCCTGGACGACGCCGCCCTGGAGCAATGCCCCGCCCGGTCGGAGGGCGCCGTGATGCGGGCGCTGGCCATCCTGCTGCTGACCGCCGGCTGCGCCGCGAGCCAGCCGGAGCCGGCGTCCGCCCTGCCCGAGACGAGTTGCACGGTCCCGCTGGTGACGGTCGGGCCGCGTGACCTTCTGACCCCGCCGACCCTGGCCGCGGTGCGTCGCACCAACGCCGAGATCCGCAACCAATGCAGGAGCCCGTAATGGATCCGAAGCAGACCCGCGGTTACCGCAATCGGAACCCGGGCAACATCGACTGGAACGCCGCGAATGACTGGCAGGGGCAGGTCGGGCGCGAGACAACCGGCAGCCCGCCGCGCTTCGCCGTGTTCGAAAGCCACGAGTTCGGCGTCCGCGCCCTCTGCGCGCTGCTGACGACTTACCAGAAGCGCTACGGTCTGCGCACGGTCGAGGCGATCATCAATCGCTGGTGCCCGCCGCAGGACGACCACGCGGGGTCGCAAGACACCGAGGCCTATGTCGCCCACGTCTGCCTGCTCACCGGCTTCAAGCGCGACCAGCGCATCGACCTGAAGCTGTTCAGCGACGCGAAGGCGATCGTCACCGCGATCATCACCCACGAGCTGGGCGGCAACCCCTACGATGCCGGCGAGATCGATGACGGGCTTGAGCTGTATGGCCTGGTCGAGAGCGTCGCGAAGCCGGTGGAGACCTTCGCCGGAGCCGCCAGCACCGGGACGGGGCAGGCGGCTCTGACCGTCGCCGGCGTTGCGACCGCAGCGGCTACGGCGGCGCCAGGGATCCAGGCCTTTGCCGCGCTGCCGCAGGGGACCGGCGTCGTGCTGGTGATCGCGGTGGTCGCTGTGGCGGCGCTGCTGATCCTGCACAGCCGGCGGAGTGCCGCGGCATGAGCGCGTACCTGGGCGACGAGTGGGGCGGCAATCAGGGGCAGGCCGCCACCGAACCGGGACGGCAGCGGCCGAAGGCAGCGGTGCCCTGCTATTGCACGGTTTGCCCCTCGCGCCTTAGCCCCGGCACCTCGATGCCATTGTTCTTAAGGAAGTCGAAGAGCTGCACGGCGAGTTCGGCAGCCGACTGCGCCGGCATGATCAAGCGGCCAATCACCACGCGATTAATCGGTCCAGGCACGGTTGAGTGGTTCACTCGGGCGCTGGCGAAGGTGATGCGTGCCACTCCCCTATGGAGGAAGACGCCGGACACTTCGTCGGCGAACACGTCTGGTGCATGTGGGTTGTCGATGAAGGAGATCTTCGGTTCGTCAGCCATTTGTACGCCTCCCTTTCGCATGGGCCACATGGCCCAGATGGGCCAAGACGGAGTCGTCTGGCGACAAGAGCATGACCGAGCGCCCTGGCGCCGCGCCAGTGCCGATCCGCAATGACCGCGCTCGCCGCCGCCTGGACCTGGTTCATCGGCAGCGCGGCCGGCCGCGCGGTCTTGGCCGTCGCCGCGGCGCTGGGCGCCCTCTGGCTTGCCTACGCCAAAGGCGGCGCGGCCCGCCAGACGCAGCTACAGGCCGACGCGCAGCGCCGCGACCTGGCCAATCGGGATATCCGTGATGAGGTGGATCGTGCTGTTGCTCGCGAGCCTGACCCTGCTGACCGCCTGCGCCGCGACTGGTCCCGGGATTGATGCCTGCGGACCATGGCGGCCGATCCTGGTCAGCCGCCAGGACGATCTCACGCGGCTGACCGCGGCCGACATCCTGGCCCACAACGAGACAGGGCGGAGGCTCTGCGGGTGGTGAGCATTCGCCATTCGGCGCTGTTGGCTCTTCGCTGAGACTTGGTGCAGCATTGACTCGCTATCACCCTTTCGTGCAGCGTCCCGGCAAGAGGGGGCAGGAAGCGAAATGGTTACTAAGACCGTCCACTACCGAAAATATGAGCCGGCCGAAAAAAGCCACTCTACCTCATTTCAGCAGCTTATTGCACAAAGCTTAGTCAGGAAGACCGGGGCAGGAAGTGTTGGAACTGATTCCAAAAGTCGGACGTTTGATTATCCTGGCGACATGGAATTTAAATGGCTAATTCACAATATTGTTCAGACTCAAGATAGTATTTTTGGAAGCCTGTGTTTATACTCTCCAGAATTGTGGATGGCCGTCCTGCGGCGGGTTGAATCCTCCGGGGGCGAGGAAACGCTCGAGGAAGCTCTGAACGAGATCGAAATCGCTGAGCGGCCGCCAGAGGAAGGTGAGGAGTTTCTGCGTGGCATATCATTTTGGCTTGTCATAAAGAATCATGTATTCGTCATCCAGCACGTCTCGTTGCAGACAAAAGCTTACGAGCAATATTTCGCGCAACTCTTTGAGGCCGCCGGCACCATCCCGGCAGGACATCAGTTCGCGCTAAATGCCGTCTTCGACCGGGACGTCGTCGGAGGGGATCTAGACGAAATCGCCGCCGTTGAGATCGGCGGAATTGCGCCCCGATTGGAGACAGACGATTCGGGCGAGAGAGTTCCTGCGCAGGCGCCGCTCGCCGCCGGCATGGTCGATGAACAGAAAAGCTTGGGTCATCAAAAGGTTAGTCGATGGGAGCGCGCTTTCGAGGTGCTCAAGGCTGTTTTCGGCACTCCCAATGCCGAAAAGATAATGGACAGCATCCCTGCGGATGCGGAATTAGAAGTGGATGTGAAGTTTGGTTACAAAACACGAAAGCGCAAGGTGTCCAGACGGGCCTTGAAGGAGCTGGCCGACGCCGCGCGCAACCTTCCGGATGGGGAGGTCAGAGCGATCGGGAAGCAGGGCAGGCAGGTCGGCAATGACCTACGCTTGAGCGCACCCATGCCCTTCAAGCCCGTCCGGCCCCGCAGCTCGCTCCTTCAACTGGATGACGCTCGCGAGAAGATGCTTCGTGTGTATCATCGCTTTGTGGAGGACAGTAAGATCGAGGCATGAGGGGCCCGCGCATAGGCTGGAGCTGGATCTTCGCGCCACTGGCGGCGATCGCCGGTGGCGTCTTCGCGTTCCGATACGTGCCCCTTCCGGCGCTCGCTCCGATCTTTCCAGCGACGCTCGTCGCTCTTTCGATGATCGGAGCGGCAGTCCTTGTCAGACTCGCTCGTGCGGCCCCGATCACCTCTCCAGCAGCATTCACCGAAGAGGATCTGGGCCTTTTTTTCGATACGCTTCGGGCCTTGGCGCTGCGGTTGTTCGCGCTCTTCGTGCTTGTGGTGTGCAACCTCATTGCGCTCTTGGTGGCAATCTGGATCGCGGACAACATACGTCAGAACCCCAACTGGGATTGGGCTTTTCTCGCGCGTTACGTCATCGCGGTGCTCACAACCCTATCCATCTGGATCACAATAAAGCTCTTTGAGATGGCGTATGGCGATATTGGTTTCCTTAGCCTCCAACGCGAGATTTTGGCGAGAGCCGTGAAGCGGGATCGAATGAAAGAGGCGGAGAAGAAAATAGCTTCGCCCATCGAGCCCGGCCCGGCGGCGCCTTACGGACGCGCGCTGTCCTCCCTGGGCAAAAAAGCGTCCTAACCATCCGCACGCGGCGCGTTTGAGCAAAGGACTTGCGAGGCATCCTGCGCATCTCCAGACCCTCTTTGGAGGTACTGCGATGCCGATGCAACCGATCAAGCTTCCGCCCGGCGTGGTGCGCGCCGCGACGCCATCGCGGGCCCGCGACCGCTACTGGGACGCGAACCTGATCCGCTGGCGCGGCGACCATCTGCTGCCGGTCGGCGGCTGGCAGCGCAACACCGCGGCGCCGCTGGCCGAGCCGGTGCGGCGGCTCTCCGCCTGGCGCGACCTCCAGGACATCTATCGGGTGGCCATGGGCAGCGACAATAAGCTGCAGATCCTGGAGAGCAGCACCGTCACCGACATCACCCCGGCCGATTTCGAGCCGGCGCCGCCGTTCACGACCGCAGGTGGGTACGGCATCGGGCCCTATAGCGACGGCGCCTACGGCACGCCGCGGCCGCCGGCGGATGCCCGGCTGTTCGGCCGGCCGCCGGGGTGGAGCCTCGACAATTTCGGCGCGAACCTGCTGGCGCTCTGCGGAAGCGATGGGCGGCTGCTGCTGTGGGATACCACCACCCTGCCGCTGCCCACCGAGGCGGTGCCGGTCGCGACGGCGCCTGAGAACAACATCGCCATGCTGGTGACCGAGGAACGGCACGTGATGCTGTTCGGCGCCGCCGGCGTGCCGTATCGCGTCGCCTGGTGCTCGCGCGAGGACATCAACGATTGGGACTTCGCCAGCACCACCAACACCGCGGGCTTCTTCGATCTCGGCATCTCCGGCTTCATCGTCAACGCGGTGCGCGTGCGCGGTGGCGTGCTGATCTTCACCGATGCCGATGTCTGGCTCGCGCGCTATGTCGGCGTGCCCTTCGTCTATTCGTTCGACCGGATCGGCGACGCGTGCAGCCTCTATGGCCCCTACAGCTTCGCCAGCGCCGGTGGCTTCGCGGTGTGGATGGGTCGGCAAACGTTCTGGATCTTCGACGGCGGCAATGTGCGGCCGCTGCCGAGCGACGTGGCCAACTTCATCTTCGCCGGGGTCGATGAGTTCGCCGGCCTGGCGCGGGTGCATGCCGCGGTCAATGGCCTGTTCCCTGAGGCGTGGTTTTTCTATCCGTCGCCGGGCCAGACCGAATGCGACCGGTACGTCATCTGGAACTGGCAGGAGAATTGGTGGTCGATCGGTGCGCTCTCGCGCAGCGCCATGCTCGGCGCCGGGGTGGCGCCCTATCCGGTGATGGCCGGATCCGATGGCCACATCTACGAGCACGAGAAGGGCTGGACCGCGGCCGGCATGACCCGCGCCGGCCAGGTCTGGATCGAGACCGGCAATATCGCGCTCGGCGGCGGCGATCGGCGCATCGAGGCATCGCAGGCGCAGTTCGACAGCGGGCACGGCTACGCGGCGACGCAGATGACTGCCTATGCGAAGGAGACCGCGGACGGCGCCGAATATGCCGAGGGTCCATTCATCCCGCGCGGCGACGGCTGGACCGATTGCCGCTTCGCCGGCCGCGACATTCGGCTGCGGATCGAGGCGACGCAGGACGCGGATTGGAGCCTGGGCGAATTGCGGCTGGACGCTCAGCCGGGAAGCGGCCGATGAGGATCACGCTGCCCGCCGTGCCGGGCCCGGCCAGCGCGGCGTTCGATGCCATCCGGCGCGCCTTCGCGGCGGTGGTCTCGACGCAGGAGGCGGTGCCCTTCGTGCTGCTGCAGGCGCCTGATCGCAGCGTGTGGCGCGTCACAGTGGACGATGCCGGGGCGCTGCAGGCGGAGAAGATCCAGGGATGAGCGAGGCGGCACTCATCGCGAAGCTTGAGCGCGCCATCGCCCATGGCGGCAACCTGGCCACGCTGCCCGATGTGGCGCAGCGGATCCGCGATGGCCGGGCGCAGTTCTGGCAGGAGGGCGAGACGGTCGCGGTTACGGAAATGCTTCAATACCCCCGCGGATCTGCGGTAAGGTATTGGCTGACAGCGGGCAACATCCGTCAGGCCTGCGCGCTGCTCCCCAAAATCGAATCTTGGGCTCGCGAGCAAGGCGCTGTGCGCGCCGAGGCGCTGGGCCGCACCGGATGGACGCGCTTGGCGCGCCAGCATGGCTATGAGCCGCGCTCCATCCTGTTCGTGAAGGACCTGATGGCATGAGCGGCGGCGGCGAAGACACGAAGACGCAAACCACGGAGCAGAAACTGCCGCCGTGGCTCGACGCCTACGCGCAGAACACCCTCGATTTCAGCCAGCAGGTCGCCGATCGGCCGCTGCAGCAGTACCAGGGCGACCGCATCCAGGGCTTCACGCCGGACCAGCTGGCCGCGCAGCAGGGCGTCCGCGGCATGCAGGGCCAGACCGGCAACTTCCTGCAGGGCCTCGCCGGCGGCGCGTCCTCTCTCGCCGGCTACCAGCCGCAGCAGGTCCAGGGCGGCACGCTGCCGGGCACCGACCTGAGCAAGTACATGGACCCGTACCTGCAATCGGTGGAGACCGGCGCGCTCTCCGCGCTCGACCAACAGCGGCAGCAGGCACAGAACGGGCTCGCCGATCAGGCGATTTCCGCGAAGGCTTTCGGCGGCAGCCGGCAGGCGCTGCAGGCGGGCGTGCTCGACGCGAACGCCGCGCAGCAGGCCGGCAACCTCTCCGCCCAACTGCGCAGCGGCGCCTTCACCAATGCCCAGCAGATGGCGCAACAGGATATGACGCGCGGCCTGCAGGCGGGCATGGCGAACCAGTCGGCCGGGTTGCAGGGCGCGGGGCTGAACCTGCAGGCGCTCGGCCTGGCCGGGCAGCTCGGCCAGAACTCGCAGCAGGCCAATTACACCGACCTCGCGATGCTCTCCGGCATCGGGCAGGAGCAGCAGCAGCTCGGCCAAGCCAACCTGGACCAGAACTACCAGCAGTTCCTAGACCAGTGGAATTACCCGCTGCAGCAGCTCCAGACCCGCCTCGGCGCGCTCGGCGGCACCCCGTATGGCGGCACCAGCTCCACCACGATGCCGGTGGCGGGCAAGGATCCGGCGATGGGCGCGCTCGGCGGCGCGGCGAGCGGCGCCGCGGCGGGGTCGATGTTCGGCCCTTGGGGCACGGCGATCGGTGCGGTCGGCGGCGCGCTCTATGGCGGCCTCAGCTGATGAGCGGTGATTTCGGGAGCCTCGGCCTGGATCCGGAGATGATGCGCCGGCTGCTCGAGCAATGGCAGGTCGGAGCGGCGATCGCGCCGGACGGCACCGGCGCGATGATGCAACCCGATCCTGCCGCGGATTTCGCGAAGATGGGCGCGCCGCCGATGGCCGCCGCCCCCGCCGCGGATCCGGCGACGCTCGGAAAGCCCAATGCCTTGGCGGCGCCGGCCGGTTCTGGCCTGCCGAAGCCCACCGGCTACGTGCCGGGCCAGCAGCCGACCGGCGTCACCGATGTGATGGCGCGCCTCGGCCTTGGTGGTGGCGGCAGCAAGAACGGCCAGCCCCAGGGCGGCGGCATCACCGGCTTGCTGCGCGGCGCGAGCGGCTTGGCGCGCCCCAATTCCGCCGGCGGGCAGGCCATGCCGATGAGCGCCGGCCAGCCGCCCGGCAACCGACCGCGCGGCGGCGGAGCGCTGCCCATGCGGGAATTCGTGCCGGGCAATCCATACCTCAAGCGCCGGAAGGGGCTCCTTGACGATGAGTGATCGCCTGGAAGACCGCCCGCGCGGCCTGCTCGACGGCATCGGCGAATGGTTCAGCCCGACCAGCGTCCCGGACGGCGCTGGCTACGACGCGGAGACGCTGCGCGCATCGCGCATGTCGATGCTGGCCGGGCTCGGCGCCAACCTCCTGGCCGGGTCGCGCCGCGGCCTGGAGCCGGCGCAGCGCGCTCAGTACATCGCGGCCGCCGGCCAGGCGCCCGCTGAGGCGCAGCAGATCCTGATGCGCGGCGCCGAGCAGCAATCCCAGCGCCAACTGCGCCAGGCGCAGATTTCCCGGCTGACGGCACAGCAGACGCAGGGCGCCGCGCTGGCCCGGATGCTGATGGGTGGCGATGCGCCGGCTGGCGGGGCGGCGCCTGCTCCGGCGTCGGGCGGGGCGCCCTCGCGCGCGGCGGCATCCCCGACGATCGACCTGTCCAGCTACACGCCGCCCGAGGGCGTGGATCGCGACACCGACCTCGCGGTGCGCACGGTGCTCGGCGAGGCCGGCAACCAGGGGCCGGTGGGGCAGTCGGCGGTCGCGCACGTCATCCGCAACCGGGTGCAGCAGAGCGGCCAGACGCCCGAACAGGTGGTGCTGGCGCCGTCACAGTTCGAGCCGTGGAACACGGATGCCGGCCGGCAGCGCCTCCTGTCGATCGACCCGCGCTCGCCCGCCTACCAGAACGCGCTGCGCGTCGTGCAGACTGCATTCGCCGATGGCTCCCAAGATCCGACGCAGGGCGCGACGCATTTCTACGCGCCGGACTTGCAGGCCCGCCTAGGCCGCCAGCCGCCGGCCTGGGCGGAGGGTCAGCAGGCCATCCCCATTGGCGCGCAGAATTTCTACCGGCTCTCGTATCGCCCGCCGGGCGGCCCCGTTGCACAGGCGGCCGGCGGCGGCAGCCCGCCCCCACCGCAGCCCACGCCCCTCAACCCGGCGCAGGCGACGCTCGCCAGTGCAGGCGGCCCGCCAGCCGGTTCCGCGGCCGCGCCTCCGATCCCGGCTGGCCGCACCGCGCTGCCGCCGCAAGGTGGAGCGCCAATGGCTGGCCCCACGCCTGCCGCTGCTCCACCAATGGCGCCCCTCAACCCCGCCCAGCAGGCACTGGCCGCGCCATCCGCCGCCGCACGGACGCCGCCGGGCTACAACGGCAACACCCTCGCCGCGATGCCACGCGAGTTGCGCCTGCTGGCAGCCCAGGCAGCCGCGGCCGGCGACATCGACGGCGCCCGTGGCATCGTGACGCAGTGGCTCACGCGTGCCCCGCCGCAAGTCCAGACGATGGAGGTCGGCGGTCGCCGGGTCGAGCTCCGCCCGGACGGCAGCGTCGGGCGAGACTACGGCCCCACCGGTGCCGCCGACACCACCCCGCTCACCGAGCAGCAGATGGTGGAGGCCGGCGTCCCGCAGGCGCAGGCCCGCGGGTTGGCGCGTCTCTCGCGAGCCGAGCAGGAGCAGGGCATCCGGGGGCTGGTGACCCGAGCGCCGCAGCAAACCCAGATGACGGAAGTTGCGGGCCGTCGCCGCGAGGTGCTTCCCAGCGGTGAGCTTGGACGGGATTACGGCCCGGCCGGAGCCGCGGATACGACGCCCCTGACGGAGCAGGACATGCTTGGCCACGGCGTGCCCGCGCAGACGGCACGCATGCTTGCCAGCCTGTCGCGACCGGCGCAGGAGGAAGGCATCCGATCGCTGGCCAGCCGCGAGACGAAGCCCGGCAGCGAGCAGGAAGATGCGCTGCGGCGGGAGTACACGGCGCTTCCGCCGGTCGCCAGGCTGTCCCAATCTGCGCCGCTGTACCGGGCGGTGACGGGCACGCTCGACCGGCTCCGCGACGCCCAGCGTTCCGGCCAGCCGGATCGTCTCGGCGAGCTGGACGCAGTCATCGGCCTGGCCAACCTCTTCGACCCGGGCTCCGTGGTGCGCGAAGGCGAGGTCACCAATGTCCAGCGCACGCAGGATCTGCCGACCTGGTTTGTCGGCCAGTTGAACCGCGTGATCGGCGGCCAAAGCCTCGGCCCGGACATGCTGCGGCAGATGGAGGCCGCGGCAGCGGGCCGCATGCGGGCGTATCGCGAGGCGGCCGCGCCCTATGCGACCACCTATCGCGGGATTGCCGAGCGCCGCGGCCTCTCGGCCGAGAACGCGGTTCCCGATTTCGGCGATGCCGTCGCCGCCCGTGAAAGCGAGCGCCGGCAAACACGCCCTGCGCCGGCGCCGCAGTCGCCCGGACCTGGAGGGGCGGGCACCGCGGAGCCGCCGCCGGCTTCTCCGCGGCCGCCGCGCGTCATTCGATACGATGACCAGGGGAGGCGCATCCCATGATCGAGGCGCAGCTTCCGGACGGCACCACGCTCCAATTCCCGGACGGTACCGCCGATGACGTGATCGACCGGGCGGTGCAGCAGCAGATCGGGTCTGGCTCGCGACCGCCTGCTACCCCCGCCAGCCTGCTGGGGCGCCTCGGCATGGGCGCGCGCGATGCTCTGGTTGGCGTCGCGGCGGTTCCCGGCATGGCCTACGATCTGGCCGGCACCGGCATCAACGCGGTGACGGGCGGCATCGAGGCGCTGGGCGGACCATCGATCCCGCGGGTTCGGCGGGCATCTGAAAATCTGGAAGACGTGGCCGATGCGGCCGGATTGCCGCGCCCGCAGACCCGAGAGGAGCAGCGCGTCTCCGCCACCTCCCGTGGTGTCGCGGGTGTGGTGCCGACGCTGGCCGCGGGAGGGCTGCCGGGCCTGCCGCCGGCGATGGCCACGCTGCTCGCCGGGAGCCCGGTCTCGCAGGTTGTCGGCGGCGCCAGTGGTGGCCTGGCAGGAGAGCTCGCAGCCGAGAACGGCGCCGGCCCCTGGGGGCAATTCGGCGCGAGCATTCTGGGCGGGCTGGGAGGCGCCGCCGTGACGCAGGCGGCTGCTGCTGGCGGACGGCTTGCGGCATCGGCGGCGCAGCCATTCAGCGAGGCCGGCCGGCGTCGGATCGTCGGCGAGGTTCTGCAGCGCAGCTCGGCCGATCCGGCAGGGTTGGCCGGCCGCATTGCCACCGGCGTTGCCGACACCGACCGCCGGCTGCCTGGCAGCCCGGTCACCACCGCGCAGGCCAGCCGCGATCCGGGCCTGGCCATCCTCGAGAGTGGCGCCCGGTCGCAGGCCGCGCCCACCGGCGCCGGCGGCATGTCGCCAGCGGTGACGCTCCGTAACGTCGATGCGGAGCGAAACGCATCGCGGGTTGGCGCCATCGAGGGGATGGCGGATGGAGGGACGCCGGAGGGTCGCGGCGCCGTGGTCCGCGGCGCGCTGCGCGACGCCGATGCGGCCATGGGTGCCCGCGTGGATGTCGCCTTCGATCGAGCCCGGCAGAATGGTGGCCGCTTCTCGATCGCGCCTGTGCTGGAGGAGGCGGAGGGCGCGCTTCGGAGCTACCAGCCGGCCAATGGCGGCGCCGGCGTCCCCGCTGAACTGCGGGGCGTGGTGGATGATCTCG